CGCGGGGCAGGCCCGGAAGCAGTAGGTAGCGTATGCCTAATCGCCACATTGAAGGGTCGCGTACCCTTGCCTTGCCGGTCAGCGTTCTGGTGACGTAAAAGTTGTCGTCCCGGCTCTCGTCAATCGAAAATCGATTGGAAAGCAAAGCTCGGTTAATCCTCTCGTTGACTTTTTCTGAACCCCAAAGGTTTGCCCATTCAGGCGTTGCCGTGCCGCACCATTCTTCTTGCCCGGGCAATTCTCCAGCGTTATCGTTTGTCGGATAAGGCGGGACTTTGCAAATCAATCGGCAAATTTCGATTCCAAAGGTAATCCTGTAGGCCCGGCTGCCGAGGACTTGCGTAATGTTTACAAACTTTGGCTTGGGGCCATTATCCAAATCTTGGTCTTGCAGGATTTTATTATCAGCCCAGCCCGTTGGGCCGTTTGTGTTCGGGTTGAATGACCGAAGCATCAAAATCAAATTGTTGTAATACAAAAACTCTTGCCGAGGCACAGAAAGTAAGCCGTGCACCCAGCGTATTTTTTCGGGAGCCGTGTTATCGGGCCCGTTAGCCCCAGCCCCAAACTGCGAAGGGTGATACCACTCCGGGGCTTCATTTTGGCCATACAAAGCACCGGCAAAGTGCGTGCCAATGCAATATCCTTCGTTATAGCTATTAAATCCAGGAAAGGAGACGCCTGAGTTGTCAGTCCGAAAGCCAGTTGGAGTTTGAAAAATCGAGTCTAAATTTTCGGCAACAATCGCCTCGACTACAATGTTTACGCGGGTAAACAATCGGTCGGTGCCGCTTTCGTCGTACTCAACTGTTTGCTCAAATTGTCGCGTCAGGCAATTGCGGAGCCAGACGCCGTTGTAGTAAACGTCAGTTGCCATGCTGGGTAACTCCGCCTCCGCCGCTGGTTGTCATCGGTTTCTTTGGCCGTTTAGGGATATTTGGCGAGCCTTGGTTTGCGATGTATTGGGCACGCTGCTGGTCCCGGAGTTGGCCAAACTGGACCAGCGGCCCCATGATGCTCGCCTGGTTTTGCTGCTGGTTGTTTTGGTAGGCTTTCATTAGCTGGTTCCACCAAATATCAACCGAAGGAATACCTGTTTGAATATTGCCGGGCGTTGTTAGGAACTTGAGAAAGTCACTGCCGATGTCTGCTGCTCTTGAAGCCAGCATGTTCATGCCGTTCGTCCAGAGCGCCCGGAACGGAGCCATTGCTTCCTCTAACCGATTGATGGACGCGGCAAGTTGGGAGAAAGATGATTCGGTAGAACGGGCCTGTCGCATTTCCCGTAGCACTCGGGCAACATCGAGCGTAGCCGCCGAATACGACATTTGCGCGCTGTATTGAGCCGTGCCGCGTTGCTGGTTCAGTAAAGCATCGCCCCAAAGGTGAATACCGCGAACAAGCACAGCAATCGCCAGCGGTATCTTCATAAAGCCAACAGTCACCACAGACGCCGCATTGGCCAGGGCGTACATGGTCGATGCGGCCCGCTCGCTGGCTGCTGCTCGTTCATTTTGAGAGCGGGCATAGGTGGCATTTGCCTGCTGAGCAGCGTTTTGGATGTTCTGGCCGGTAGGATTTCGCCTGGCGTTGTTCGTCGTTGTCAGAAAACTGTTTTGACGGACATTCCTGCCGGCGATTGTCGAAGACGCCCGGGACATTCCCTGCCTGCTTGCGGACCTTGCAGCACTCCGAAGCCTGCGGGTTTTTCGAGCTTTTCTTAATCGCCGTCCCCTGCGCAGCCCGCGTCCAAGCTGAACCGCCGCTCGCCCGCCACTGCGGAAAGTCTTTGTTGAAATACTGGTGGCTGCCCGGGCTAATCCGGCAGCTCCAGAGATTATCCAGTTCAACATGACTACATCGCCTTGGATTTCGAGGTTTCGTAATGACTCTTTGCCTTTTTGTGCATAAAGGCAGCTTCCTCCGGCGAGTAATGCCTTGATTCAAAAAAGGGCAACGGCGCTGGCTCTCCTCCCACGCACTCCATAACGGCAGCGGCGACCGCTTCCCTGAACACGTCAGCCCGCCTGTACTGGCAGCGGCTCATGTTCAGGACTAGCCCGACATACCGTTCGTAGTCGGATTCCTTGAGCCGCTCGGGGCTTCCTCCCCCGTAGAACTCCCAGAACTCGGCATCCAAAAGATGTTTTTTTTTACAGACTCCAGATACTCACCGAACTTGATAAGCAGTTGAACAAGCTCGGTCTGGGTCATGCCGGATTTCGTGTCCGGGTTGTACCGCTCGACCTTAAAGGCATCGCAAATCGCCGCCAAAACGATTTCAAAAGCCGCCGCGTCTCCCTTTTCCGCCAGCACGGGATGAACGTCAAACCGATAAGTCGGGTGATTGTCCAATCGGCTGCGAATGGCAAGAGGGTCGTCGTTGCGTTCGCGGGTGCCGTCGTGATAGTTGAAAATTAGCCTTTTCGGCTTTGCTTTGAATGGCCAAAACATTACTTCCCCCCGTGTAACAAAAATCCAGTCCAGCGTTAGGCGTAAGCGCCCCAGAATTTATCTTCAAGAATCGAGGCTTTTGGATGACCGCAAGGCGGTCGGTGGCACTCAAAAGACATGGACCACTCAGAAAACTTGGTCCCCTCAGTGACTTCGTGAGCCTGAATCGGAATAGCGCACCAAAAGTTTCGGACATCGGCCTCCAACTCGGTCTTGAGCAGCAAACGCATGGAGGCCGTGGTCATCATAAAATCACCGATGGCCGTTTGCGGGACCGTGCCGTTGGTGGCCAGCATCCCGCGCTTGCGCACCAGCTCAATCGTTGCTGCCGTAAACGTGCTCAACGTAAAAGACACGATGACGATTTCACCGAGGTACTGCTTTTCGATGGGCGGTCCTTGATGGCCGCCGTGGCGGTCGCCATGAACGTCAAGGTAATACGGGTGGTTTTGATACCGGATACCATCGGTCGCCACACCTAGCGGCTGAAGCGCACCGCTAAACGGGCTGGCAATATAAATGTCATGTGCCCCCGTCTTGAAGGTCGGATGGCAGGTCAGCGAGTAGCTATACGCCATTTGTCAGCCTCAGTGCGTTGTATGAAAAACAGGGCGGGCAGCAAAAACTTGCCACCCGCCCCGGTTGCTATGGTGTAGGTAGCTGCCTATGAACTAGGCGGCCACACTCTCAAACTTGAAGCAAGAGGCGGGAGCGATGATTCCAGCAAACTGGTCGCTCACGACATTGCCGTCGATTCGGCGGTTCTTCGGGTCGTTCATCGTCTCGACGGTCATATCCTCGTACAGGAACACCATCGCCGAGCTGAAGGAAGGACCGCTGTTGGCCTTGGCCATCAATCCGCCTGGGCGGCTCAACAGGTAGACCGTGTTGTCGGCACACACCCAAGAGCGGGTCGCGGTGGTCGCATTTCGGCGAGTCGTGACCATGACGGTATCTTCGACCACAATCGGGATGCCGTAGAGCAGCGAAGGCAAGCCGTATTCCGAGTAGTCGGGCAGCTCGTTCTTCCAGTGCTTCAGGGCTTCAGTCGAGTGCTTGATTGCATCGACCATTTCCTGACATTCGCCAATTTTGCGGGCGGTGGTGGGGTTCATCACCAGCCGCAAATCGCTCTTGGTCTTGACCACGCCGAGAGTATCCTTGGCAATCAGGTCGCGGGCGAAGTTGATGGACTTCTTAATGTCCATCCGAGCGGTGGTGGACTGGTCCCAGCGGCCAGAAACGCCAGAGATGGCGGTTACGGCGCTGCGGTGGCCAGTGTCCCAGTTGGCATTGGTTTCCAAAGCCAAGTGAAGCTGTCGGGTCCGAGCGGTCATCGCCTGCTGAGCATGGTTGGCAGCTTCAACCGCCTTGATGTCCCAGCCGGCTTGCTCGACAGCCTTTTGACCGAGCCGGAAGCTGAAGTTGTACCGTGTGGTACGGTAGTCGGCCCAAGCAATCGACTCAAGCCCGTCGTTATGGCTTGGGCGGTCTGCACCGTCAGGCCAAACAAACTCGTCCAATCCGCCACCGACCAAACGACCAGCCTGCTCGGCGGTCATTCGGAGGTAGTAGCCCGCATCCTTTTTGACTTCCCGATATTGGGCGTATCGGGCCAAGGGGAAATCCTTGGGGTTGCGAGAGTATTGGGTAATCAAGTAGCCGGTGGCGGCATGGTCCTTGATGTAGACGTTACTATTGCCCGGTTGAAATGCTGCGCCGACGGCCATCGCTTTTTATCCTCAAAAACGGTTTGTTTGTACGAAAAGAACAGAACCCCCGAGAGCAGCGAACTACGGTGTTTGGCCGTGTTCCAAAATCACCTTGCAGAGCTGGCCAGAAGAAGCGCCGGCCCGAGCTACTGCTGAGTAGCGGTCATTGGACGAGCAAGCGACAGCCGCGCCGTTGGCATCGGGCTTGAGGTACTGGCCGGCCTGAATCGTGCCGCCAGCAACCACTTCGCAAGTCTCGCCCATGCCAAACACTCGGCAGTATTCGCCAGTGGTTGCAGCCGGCCCTACAGAGCCGCCAGGAAGAACCGGGTCTTGCGGGGCGTAATCGCTCACGCCAATCGCAACGTCACCGGCATCGCAAACTTCGATTTTGTAGTCGTTGTTTACGAGGATATTGACAAAGACCGAGACGGGAATGTTCTCGCTCGCTACATAGGAAGGTGCTACGTGGGTCATCTGAACAGGCTCTCGCTATTGGGGGGTGTATGGTGAAAACAGGGTGAAGTGGAAGCGGTCTGCTTACGACCGGCGTTGGCGGGCCATGCTCAAGGCCGTGTCCCAGTCAATCCACTCGCCTTGGTTGATTTTCTCGTTGAAAATGTCTTGAGCGTTTGCACACTCGGCAGCGAACCGAGCGGTGTCGCGCTCGTTCATCGGCAGCTCGCCACGGGGCACACTTGAACCAGCCAAGGCGTCAGCCCGAGCGCCAATCTTTTCGAGCGAGTCGCAGTGCTTCTCAAACTCGCCGTCGCTCATTTCCGAGCCGGCCGAGTAGAGGCACTTTTCCAGCTCCTCCTCGGAGTCAATCACGCTGTACCGGCTGGCCAGCGTCTCGATTCGAGCTTGCCGCTTCACGTCAGAAGCGTTGCGGTGCTCGGCTTCCATTGCAGAGGTCATTTGGGAAATCGTGCCCATCTGCTGACGGAGCACGTTTTCCAATTGGTCGATGCGAGCTTGGTAGCGGTCCACATCGACGTAGCGCTGGGCGGAGAATTGCTGGGGCTGTTGGTTCATATCGTCGTCGTCCTCGATTGGGGTGAGTTCATCGCCGTCGCCATCGCCGGCAGGAGCGCCACCCATTGCGCCGGGAGGCATTTGCGGGGCAGCACCAGGAGCGCCAGCGGGAGCACCGCCCATCGCGCCAGGGTCGCCAGAGCCAAGGTCGCCGCCACCCAAGCCAGTGCCTTGAGTCACAAACTGCGGCATGGAGCGAATGAATTGAATCTCGGGCATTTGCTCAATCGCTGCCACAATCGCCGCAATGTCTTGGTCGCTGATGCTTTGGCCGTTCATTTCGTCCTCTTGGCTTGGAAAATTCGTTTCGTCGTCGTAGTGGGTCTTGTCCACATTGGTATTGGACCCGCCCGGAAAATATGCCGGTGCCACGACCGAGTAACGCTCAATGTCAGCTTCCTCGGTCGAGTCGTACTTGGCCGGCATCGCCAGCCGAGGAGCCTTTGCCCCCAGCGCCGCAATCGGGTCAAACCATCGCTGGCCCGTGCTGCGGAGCGTGTTCAGTTCAATCGAACGGCGAG